AGACTTAATACCAGAATCTCTGAGAATGACAGTCGCAACCTCAAGCAATTCTTTATGTGTCATATGATCAACCTTGCGATCATTTGTGGCCTTTAGTTTAAGACGCAGGTCTTCAATGCCATCAGATTCAATTACAACACGCGGCTTTATCAGATCAGCTATCTGACGTTGCAGTGTACGAATTTCGCGATTGTCGGCTGCAATATCAGTATTGATATTACCAATATCACGATTCAACCTATTGATCTTATCTGATTGAGTCTTTGCAATCAGTAAGGTATTACCAAGAGTTGTGATAACGACGGATAGCTTTTCAAGAGCATCTTCAACTTCTGTGGCCATAGATTTTTTGCTATCAATCTTTTCAATTTTCAATGCTACACCGATTGATTGACTGCATGTTGGACAATTATCATTGGTTTCATAAAATTCAACCATCTTCAAAGCCTTGCTACGCTTTTGAGATAATGACTTCTCAAGTTCGCGCAGCTTTGTCATACGTTCACGCAAAACAACCTCATCAATAAGATCAGTATTTTCTAAATCGATTTCAGCTTGCAAGGCAGCAATACGTTCATTTTGAGTTTCTATTCTTTGTTGTAGTGTAGTAATGCTTGCTTGAATGCGCTCAATGGTCTCTATTTTGACCTGCTCATCATAATCATCACGCGACTTCTGAATTCGAATCATTTCTTCGATTGAAGAAATTTCTTTATCGACCAAGACAAGCTCGCTTTTGTTTGAGCTAACACGATCTTTGAGTAGAGAAGACATCGTAGAAAATACACGAATATCAAGTAGATCCTCAATAACCTCACGACGCACAGAAGTCGGTAGCTGCATGAAAGGTACAAATGAAGATGATCCCAGAATAACAATCTGAGTAAATGACTTCATATTCATTCTGAGAATTGTGCGCTCAAGCATCTCTTGTTGATCGCGGCTAGCAGCAAGCTGATCAAGCATCTGATCAGATTTGTATATCTCAAATATCGTTGGCTTGATACCACGGCGCACAAGATAGGTTTCACCAGATATATCAAATTCAATCTCGACCACAGTATCATGACCGTTGACTGAATTGATTAGCTGATCTTTCTTGATCTTGCGAAATGGCTTGCCATATAAGCCAAAGCATAGCGCATCAAGCACTGTTGATTTACCAGCACCGTTAGCACCTACTACAAGAGTATTTTGATTCTTATCTAATGCAATCTCGGTAAATGCATTACCGGTTGACAGAAAATTCTTCCATCGAACCTTGCGAAAATATATCGCCATGCTATTCAGCAGACTCCATCATAATTGCCTCATTATACAAACCACGCATTAGCTTTTCAAGATTTGCTTTGTCAACACCAATTTCTAGTGCATGAATATATTTTGATAGAATAGTCAAAGTATCTTCGGCTTCACTAAGCAATTCATCATCGCTAATTGTATCCATGTTTCGATGATCCTCGACAATGGATACGTCAATCGGACCAAATGAATATAATTTACCCATGAATAGATCAAACAGATATGGATTAGTCTTACCTTGCACAATAACCTTGACGTGCTTGCCAGCTACGTTTGGTGCGGAATCAAGAATCTTCTCGGCAGATTTACCTTCATCATCATACCAAACCTTCTTGAAGATAGAGAAGGGGTTTTGTATAAATTCAAATTCTCGCGTCTCAGTATCAAAAATATGAAAGCCGCGAGGATCATTGCAATCAGACCAGATCATCTCATACGGCGCACCAAGATATCTGATATTACCTTGACGTGACATGTGATGATAGTGGCCAGAGCAAACAATATCAAATTTATCGAATGTCGCAGGTTCAAAGCCTTCATGCGAAGGCATGCCGCGATACATGTCAAATCCCTTAACCTCCAGATGACCCATTGCAATCTGAGCCTTAGTGGATCGCATTAGATCGACACTGGCCTGATAATTTTCTTGATTGATCCACGGTAGAAATAGCATTTCGCAATCACCGATGGACACTTCCGCGGGATTCGTATAGAGCTTAATTCCATCGTTGCTTGCAAAAAGCTCTCGCATAGCATTGATATCGTTTGTGTTTTTATACGGAATATCGTGATTACCAACGAGAATGTGTACTTCGTAACCTTGCAGGCGGTTGATAAAAGTTTCGCGCATTCTACGCAGCGTAACATAGGAAATATATTTACGACGATCTACGATATCTCCTAGGTGGAGAATCGTATCAATGCCACGCTCGGCAAGAATAGGAAAGAATACTTCATCATAAAACTTAGTGAAGTATTCAAGAAAATCCGCGCTGTCGTTTCTGACGCCGAAGTGGGTATCTGTGATAATAGCAATTTTCATATATCTATCATATACTATTATCTATACCGTTGTCAACGGCTTTCTTTCGCTTTTTCTTTTTATGCCGACGATTTTCATCGAAGCTAGACATAAATCTTTCCATTTGCTCTTGCGACCACTCACCGTAGCTTACATCATCATTGAATCGAGACCCAGACCTCTTATCAGACTCTTGAACATCGCTAGTCTCATCTAATAGATTGGCTCGCTCGATGGCCGCATATTTGGTATAGAGATATTTCTTTTCTTTTTGAATTCTACGCAGAAAAGCAAAATAGATTATCTGAGTGAAATATGCAAATGGGTTTTGAGATTTGCTTGGATCAAAATTATCAATATACTGCAAGCAATTTTCAATACCATCAGATATCATCTCATCTCTAAATGTGTAATTAGAGAAGTTTGGCTTGTAAGCAAGATGGGTTGCAATTTTCATGATACACTCGCCGACATAGATTGGTACCCTAGGCTTTGATCGCCCAGTGATGCTAGCTTCAATTACCGACTTGCGGTATTCAACCATGGCTGCGTATAAATCTGCATTCTTCACATAGTGTTTTTTGCTTGACATTTTCTAATCTCCTGGTATAATAGGCCTTGCCGTTTACAGGGTATATTACTTACTAATAGTCTCTTTCAGATTGATGGTATGCATTTCATATTTAAATCCTTCTTGATTATACATCTTGATTCTTTCAATCAGATGATTAAGGGTATAATTACGAAAGGTCTTATTTGACATATCATCTGCAATATCAAATAGGGTGCAAGAGTCTTTAGTATCACCCTTACGAAGGCCTCTACCGATAGATTGCAGGGTACGCACACGACTTTTGGTTGGTGATGCAAATATCACATTGTGAAGATTACGAATATTGATACCTGTGCTAAAGGTACCATATGATGCGATAATGACATTGTCATCACCTAATTCTGCTAGGCTACGAATATTATCTCGTGTCTCAGCTTCAGTACCACCATGCACAAAAGAAATCTTCTTACCATTTGCTTTGGCTAAGATCATTTCATTCAATACTTCGCCGTGTTTTTCTACAAGAGAATATAGTATAAGTGTATTTCCTTTCAAGGATAGCGCAAGATTTCTGATGAAACGGTTACGAGCATCACTAGAAACAATACGGTCAATCTCATCTTGGTATATTGCATCACTGGTCATAGGCTTTTCGTGCTTAAGCACAAGCACCTTAATTGCAAGGTCGGCAACATGTCCAGCGTCCATAAGGTCTTTGGTTTTTACTAGTCGCTCTACCTTACCAAATAGGCCCTCAAGCACAAGCTCATTGACTTCTGCGCCATCAAGTGTACCAGTCATACCAAATCGATATTTGGTAGAAGGCATCTTTGTCATGATGCTTGTCAGACTTTTTGCCTTGAATAGATGTGCTTCATCTCCAATCACTGTATCAAACTGTGAGAAGAATTCTTCACCCATCTCATAGACTGATTGCCAAGTAGATACTGTCACACCATCAGATGCAGTCTTTTCCTGGCCACCTCTGATACCGTGAATGGATCCAATATAACCGTAGTCTTGAAAATCTTTGACCATCTGGATTACTAGAGATACGGTTGGTACAACAATCAAAGTCTTTCCACCAAACCATTGCGATATCAGATATGCAACCATAGATTTACCACTGGCCGTGGGTGAGATTAGAACTGCTCGCTTCATGCGAATTGCTAAAGCCAATGCTCTAATCTGATAATCTCTTGGCTCTACTGGTAATCCAAGATCGCGAATAAAATCTTGAATTTCAATAAGAGATACGCCATCTTCTGATATCAGATCACTATCAAGTGTGACCTCATACCCTTTATCTTCAAGAAATGTTCTGACATTATGAGCTAATCCAGCATACATGCTATAGTTTCTTGAATTAAATAGACGTACTTTACCATCCCAAACTTTGCTGCGGTATGCTGGCATAAATTTTGCACCAGGTACCTCAAATGTAAATCTTTCAGATACCTCACGCGCAATTGACTGTGAACATTCAAGGCGCATGAATGATTCATTAACCTTGTGTATGTGCACAGTTTCTGTCATTTCATCCCCACAGTCAGACGACGCCAATCAATAACATTCTTGATTTGAAAACCACGATTATTGATTGACTTCATAATTTCTTCTAGAACCAGCACACATTCTTGATGCATACCAAGTGTGCTTTCCAATCTAATCATTGCGGGATCATTGAGGATTCTATCTTCAACATCACCACGCAATACTCTTTCAAGAAACTGCTCTCGGGCTAGCTTTGATAAATCTTCAGGTGTAGATTTACCAGTATAATAAGCAGTCAGCAATCTTGTAAGTGTCTTTTTGTTTCCTGTTAGCTCACGTACCTTACCGCGCTCCTTTGATAGCAACGCAAGGTATTTGCCGTGAAGCAATGGTACCTTGATGCTCTCAAGGTCCAAATTAAGGTCATCCAGCTTTGTATCGCTGGCCCACATATCAAGGATTTCTTGTGTCATCATCTAGCCAACATACCAGGTTTCTATACAAATGTACAGAACTAAATGCGTTCTAATGTATATTTTCTATAAGAAAATGTAGCTGTAGCTTCTAAGTAATCAACATCATTTGCAGTTGAATTGAATCGTAATGCAGATAGTGATGTTGGAAATGCATCAGCAAAGAAAACATTTAGTGATGGATTCTTATGACTTGTAAGAACAGTAAGTGTTGCATCTGATACAAAGGTCTGTGCAGATCCAATATTACCTTGTGATGCTATTGGTGATGACCGAGATAGATCACGAGTTTGCTGTAGCGATGTTGGGTGACCAAGACCTTCTAACCAATTAACCATCTCAATATAGTTTTTCATATCCTCATCGACTCTGAATGTAAGCACTAAAGGTTCATATACAATCTTATCACCTGGTCTTACTAGAGTACCAACTGGTGTTGGTGTATTGATTGGTGTCATGCTAATTGCTGGAATATCTACCGACTGACAGAAGTAATTTACAGTCGGTAGACGCCTCAATGTAAATTTGAAGCCTAACGGTGATAGGTAATTCAAGTTAGTTGGTTGTTCAGTAATAGAACTCATTGCTGTCCTCCGTGATACTATTTAGGTACAAAAAACCCCGTGAGATTTCTCCCACGGGGCTTTTGTTACTAGGCGTGTGAGCCTGATATTACATCAGGTTGGTCACGGATACGAAGCGGTAGTAGATGTTTGCCTTCGCATCGCCGAATGAGCCGATTGTACCATCCGCAGTGGATGTAGCAAACGGGTTGGCAACCAGACCATAACGAGTCTTGAAGCCAATCTTCGGCTGGAAGGTGTCCTGACCGATGGCACGAACCATCTGGAGCGGAACATATGGGCAATAGAAGAGGCCTGCGTCAAATGCGCTTGAACCCTTATAACCAACTGTCAGGTATTGTTTACCAGAAGATGATGAGAAATATGGGTCAATATAGACGCGGACACGACCATTAAGCACACCAGCAAAGGTGTTACCTGTGTCATCAACCTGCAGGTTAGCAGATAGAGCAGGTGTATAGTCAAGCACGCCGGCCATTGAGAGAGCTGATGCAACGTCTGATGAGCAGATCAATACGTTGCCCTTACCGCGACGGGTTGCCTTCGCGATCTGGTTAGCTTCACGCTCAATCTGGAATAGCAGGCCCTTGAACTTCTCAACCATCCAGCGACCATTTGAGTCAACGTCGAGGTTGAATGTACCAGCTGTCGTCACATTCTCCTGAGCACCGGCTGTAGCTGTGTAGTTGATCGTACGAACAACTTCACGGTTGATTTCAGAAAGGATTTCAGCAGACAGAATATTGGCCAGCTCGGACTCAGCATCAAGACCATGAATTGCCTTTAGGTCTTGTGCCAGTTCCATGGTGTATTCAGCCTTCAGAGCGCGTGACACTGCGGTCACGGCAACCTTCTCGACTGAGAATGCCATTTGCTGGAATGCATTAGATGCACCGTCACCAAGGGCTTCTGCAC